GCTCTTTTTGGTAAAAAAGGTGCTGATGGGAATAGCCAAATAGATAACTATAATAACGGTGGTGCTGGTTTTTTAACTAGTGGATTAAAACCAACTGGTTACTATGCAAAGCAGTTAGATAATTTAACTATGGCTATGTTTGGCCAGGCTGGTGTAAGTAAGAATGATTTTAATTGGGGGGTAAAAGGAGAGAAAATTAGACGAAGAATGGAGCTACAGTTCAGATCTTTATATAACCAAAACAAAAAGTTTGGTAATATGTCTGATACAGATGCTGCTAATGAAGCTTTGAAAGCAGTACAAGCTCAATCTATGGTACGAGTAGATGGTAAGCCATCTGACTATGGTTCAGTACTTGAAACACAAGGTATTAAGTTAACAGGTGATCCTTTAAGAGATAGTCCATTTGCTATGGATATATTATGGGAACGTTCTTCTGAGGATATAAAAGAAGAAAGTGAGTTTATTACTAATACTCATAAATGGGTAAAAAAATCTTGGTTAGATCCTGCATTAGGTAAAGGCAGCTCACAATTCCTTCGAACACCAAAAGGTTTTCTTCCAGGATCACATACATATTTACAGCAAGCTCAAGAGTATTTCCAAGGTCACCGTAGTACAGTACCTAATTTTTATCAACAAGTTGCTGACAGAATTGATGGTGTATCAGCACTTGAACTAATGAAATGGCAGTTAGAAGGCCAAGGTGTTCCCTGGGAAAAATTAAACACACGTACAAGACCAGGAGTAGATGACGCTTTAGATTTACCTTCACTTAATAGATTCCGTACATCATTCGGTTTAGAACCTACTACATGTTCTAAATTAGGTGTTGTATGTAGTACAGTGGATTTACGGAATCAAGGTAACCAAGTTGCTACAAATCTTGAAAACATTGAAGGTGGCGAGACAGGTATCTCAAAAGATGCTCAAACTGGAGATGTCACCATTCCTTTAGATTCAAAAGATCCTGTTACTTTAGAAACAAGACCTGTAAGACTTCAAGAACCTATTCTCCCTGAAGGATATACTTTAGGCAAAGATGGTGCAGTTAAATCTGATACAGGAAGTATATTTAATCTTACGAATGAGGAGTTTTGGCAAGGTTCTTATAGACTCGGTGATACTAGAAATATAGGAGATACTGTTGAAACTTTAACTGAAACAGCAGAAGGTAATCAATGGTTATCTGAGTCAGCTATACAGGAACATAGATTAAATACTGGTACTGAATTAGATGGTACAATTATTCCTGAATTTCAATGGTTAAAGAAATTAAATATATCAGTTTCTAATATTGAAGCTCAAACTAAAGATGTATCAGAAGATATAATAAATTCTTATGGTGGTGGTCTTGAAGGTAGAGCTAAATATTTAGCTGCTAAACTTAGATATGAGAAAGAAGGTGGTGAACTTAGCATCCAAAGTCTGGGTGCAGAAGATTCAATATCTGCTCCTGCATTAACACAACTAGGTGTTGTATCTGATACTAGACCTTTAAAGAAAGGATTTGAAGAATTATCAATTGATGAACATGAAGGATTAGATACTGATTGGTTCTTTAAAGATAAGGTAGATGAAAGCTGGTATAGACAGTTTACAGTACCAAGTGATCGTAATACAATTAGGCAATGGTCTATAAAATTACAAAAATCAGGAGAGTTTGATCCAGAGAAACATTATCTTATACCACAAACTTTGAAAGGAAATATATTTGGTATACAATGGGAAATACCTGTCAAACAAGGAAGACCTTTGATTGTACCTAAAGAATTACAAAGCAACCTACAATCAGTATTTAATGCACCAGACTCCCCATACTTAGCTGATAGTTTAAGAGGTTATTCTGCACAATTATTTGCTAACAATGTCGCTACGGAGCTCACAACATAATGTCTGAGGAAAACATAAATGACACTAATGATCATTGGTACTTTACGAAGTCTAATGAATCAATAGAAGGTTTTGAAAAAAGCCAAGCTGCTAAAGCTAATGCTGAGATGTTAGGTTTACTTTCCGATCCAGAAGGTAATGCTATAGATCCAAATAGTGAGACAGCACGTCAACTTGGGGAAATGGCATCACCTGCTGTTACTGGTGAAAGTGAAGGAGATCAACCAACTCAAAAAAGTTCTGAACAACTTAAAGATCATTCAGGATATGATAGATTAAGCCTTGGTCAACAATATAATAAAGAAGAAGCTGGTGATCCTAATGATCCTAGATGGAGACATGTCTATGATTCAAATAATGATGGAATTGTAGATTGGAAAGATAATATACCTAAAATAGAAGATTGGTCTCCTGCTAATGTAGTTACTAATCCATTACGCTTTGCAACAACTATGCTTGGCCAAGGGACTAGAAACTTAGCAGGTGAAAGAAAACATGCCTTTACCGCTGGTACAGGTACTGCAGATGCTGAAACTAATCTTAGAGAAGTAATCAATGCATGGAGAGGAGCACCATTAGATTTAGTTAGTGGTGCTTTAGAGATGCCTGAATCTACTGTACGCAGTATATTTTTAGGACAGCAAATGGATGAGCAACCTCTCTATTTTGATACTAAAAAACTTTTAGGTATTGATGATCCTTGGACTGGTACAAAAATAGGTGGAGCAGGTAGAATATTACGCTCCTTTTTTATTGGTGATAAATTCTTTGGTAGAGCATTAGCAGGTATACCAGCTTATCAAAGATTAGCTAACATAAAGAAAATCGGCCCTTTTAAAAACGGAGGTAGTTTAGCACAAACTATGATCCGTGAAGGTGTTGTTATGAAATCTTCTGTTTATAGACATGATGGTACTATATTCAATAGTATACAAGAAGGTTTAAATATGTTAAATCCCGGATGGGGTGAGGCTATGAACTGGATTGCTGTTGGAGAATATGACCATCCTGCAGTTAAAGAAATGAAAGGTATGCTTGAAGCTACTGGGTTTCCATTAGTTTTTGCTTCAATCTTTGCTGTTGCTAGAGGTGGAAAGAATTTTGTAACTAAGAAGTACTATAGAGCTGCTAGAAAACGGTTACCTCCAGCTCCCGGTACATTTGGAAGGCCAGATGTAGATGAATTAGGAAGAGTAATAGACGATCAAATCAGGCAAACTGATGAAGCTGCTAAAGGTCAATTAGATTTAGAAGCAACCAAACAATTGGAATTACCACTTGATGGAGTAGTTCCTAAATCTAAAATAAGAGGAGATAAAAACGCACCTATCACTGAAGCATGGCAACGTGCTCATACATCAACTAATACTCCGGGCAAACTTTTACGCCAATTAGACGACTTAGATGATCTACCTGAAGGTATTGGATCTACGGATTCACCTTTATCAGGTTGGGATGCAGAGCGATTTGCTTCTGATCCAGCTGCAATGACAGAATGGATGAGACAGAAAGCAGTTGATCTACTCGGTGAGCCTTATTATCAAGGTTTGATGAAAGATATAGGTGGTAGAACACAAGATTTTAATGTAGTATTTGGTTCATCATTAAGAAGATTCCAAGAAATGGTAGGTAGAGATGTTGGTGGGATGACCACAGAACAATTCTGGCAGCCGTTCATGAGACAATTTGAAAAAGTACGTGGTAGAGGAGGATCTACAGCTGAGTATCAAGCATGGGCTATTGAGAATATTGTAGTAAATGATCTAGTTAACGGTGCTTTATTTAAAGATCTTAGAACCAGAGCTAAAGCAGCCCGTGAAGTAGCAGATATATCAGATATTTTAAGTGTAGATAGTCCTTTCAAAGGTATTGCAGATAGACTTGTATTCGGTTTAACTAATGCTAAGAAGGCTAGATATCTAATTTCAGAAGAATTAGCAGCATTAGCACCAGGACAACGTGCTAAAGCTATAGCAGAACGTACAGCTGCATTGCATGATGAGACCACAGATGGTGTACGGTTAATGATGCAATTCTTGAGAGAAAGTGATTCTAATGAATTAGCACAAGGTATATTAGAAGTATTTTCTATGTCAAGTAAAATCAAAAACTTCAAAGATTTTGATGCTTGGATGCGTCAAAAAGTAAGAGGTGGTGATTTTGCTGGTCATAGTAAAGAAGGTTTATTAATGAAAGAGCTTGGTGGTGTTATGGTTAATAGTATTCTTAGTGGTGCTAAAACTCCACTTAGAGCTATTATGGGTACTACTGCTAATGCTTATCTTAATGAAGTTACAACTTTATTAGGTACATCGATTAGAGGTATCACAGGGCAAGGTGATGCTGCTTTATTACATGCTAGTGCAGCTTCAAGTAAAGCAATGTTTGAATTAATACCTGATGCTTTTAAAGTATTTAGAGCAAATTTAGATTCTTATTTCTCTGGTGATATTGCTACAATTAAATCTAGATATAGTCAATATACTAAAAATGATGAGAACTGGGATCTATTAGCAGAGTGGACAGAAAGAAATGGTACAGCGGGAGATCAGGCAGCTTTTTATGCAGCTAATGTATCTAGAAGATTAAATGATAGTAAGTTTCTTACTTGGTCTAGTAGAGTAATGGGTGCTACCGATGATACCTTCAGATGGTTGTTATCCAAAGCAAGAGCTAGGAAGAAAGCAATGCTTAATGTAATGAGAGAGAATCCAGATATAGAGATTACTCCTGCAATGTTAAAGAAAGCAGAAGATGCTGAATTTGCTGCATTACATGACTTAGATGGTAATATTGATATAACTAAAGATGCATTCTTACATAAGAATTATAGAGAGGTAACTTTAACTACTGAACTTAAAGGCTTTTCAAAAGGTTTAGAAACCTTAATGAGAAGATATCCATTAACAAAACCATTCTTCTTATTTGCTAGAACTGGTATTAATGGTCTAAGGTTATCAGTTAAAAATCTTCCTATTGTAGGTGCTGTAGTTGATGAATCACGTGAGATACTTTTAGCTAGTGCTAAAAATCTAGATGAAGGTGATTTATTAAAATATGGTATAGAAACAATGGATGACTTGCAATCTGCTAAGAACATGGTTCTAGGTAGGCAAGCATTAGGTGCAGCTGTAGTGTCTGTTGCTGCTCATAAGTATATGAGTGGTGGTTTAACAGGTAATGGTCCTGCAGACGTTACAACTAATAGAGCTTGGAGAGATGCGGGTTGGACTCCTAGAAGTATTAAGATGGGTAACACATGGGTTTCATATGATTCCTTTGAACCATTCAACTTGGTACTAGCTAATATTGCAGATATTGGTGATAATCTAGAATTAATGGGACCACAATTCTCAGAAAAAAGATTGCAATTAGTAGTAGCTGCTTTAGGTAAAGGTGCCTCAAGTAAAACATATTTACAAGGTATAGGTCAATTATTTGATTTATTAAGTGGTGATGCAGGTTATGCTTCTGGGAGAATTCTAGG